AGCCTCAAAAGCCGCTTCACGCCATTTAGTGAAAGTTTATAGAGAATCCTACGACATGTTTGCAATCCACGGTATCCTTTTTAATCACGAAGGGCTTCGACGGGGAGAAGAATTTGTTACTAGAAAGATTACCAAAGGGGTAGCTAAAATTAAATACGCAATAGACGAAAGTTCGGACTTTGCCCCACTTCAACTTGGAAACATAAACGCAAGACGAGATTGGTCTGATTCAGAAGACTTTGTCAGAGCGATTTGGTTAATGTTAAACCAGAAGGAACCAAAAGAGTACGTTTTATCAAGCAACGAAACCCACAGCGTAAAAGAATTTGTTTCCTTAGCTTTTCAAGAAGCGGGTATTGCGGGTCTATGGAGCGGAGAAGGAGTGGATGAAAAATTTAGAGTTTTTCAAGAAAATAAAATTTTAGCGGAGGTGAATGAAGACTTTTATCGTCCAGCGGAAGTTGATCTACTGTATGGAGACTCTAACCCGATACGAGAAGAACTAGGGTGGAAACCTAAGTTTTCCTTCGAAGATTTAGTAACAAGAATGGTAAACAATGACCTTGAGATTATGAAAAAACGGACTTTTTCCCCCTGAGCCCCTCTCTTCAAGGTTTTTCAAAAATACTAGACATGTGTCCTCTTTGTTTGCTGAAAATTAAAATACACACCTATGACGAAACCGACCCTAGATGGATCATCATAGATTGCATGAGCTGCCTTCTCCCAATGAGCGTTTGGAGAGGTAAACCACTCCACACCATGGAAATAGACCCCGTGGACAGGCAAGAAATGGAGGAGGCTCTCTCAAAAGTAGCTAAGGAGAAGTTTGGTAATGAAGATTTTTACATAGACAAGAAACAAAACGAGATTCTGGACCATTTGCATTGGCACGCAAGACCCAATGGCTGGAAAGCTCCTTTAAAATTTCGAATCAAAAATAAAATAAGAGGCTTCTTTAGAAAAATCCATACTTGACACGCAACCCCGGAAGTATTAGGGTAGGGGCCGATGGCGAAATCTAAAAGATTTGAGTGTGAACATTGTCACAAACCATTCTTCTGGCCTCATAAAAAAAAGTTTTGCTCTCCTCGGTGCTTAAAAAATGGGCGCAAGAAGTTCGAGGAGCCATTAAATTCTTTCATCGTAAACAAATTACTAAAAAACCCCAAAGCCATCTGGAAAGACCAGAACGCCCGCTTTCGCGAAATAAAATTTACCAAAAAGTTAATTGAAAAGTACCCTTTGAGAGCTTTCTGGGCAGCTCTGCCTCCTAAATTTGATGCTGACAGTCTGGCTTGGTACATTGCTCCCCAAGGTTGGGAGTACCTTAAAGTAGAGTATGCTAAATTTGGTCTTGACTTACCTCCCCCAATCCGACATAATATATCAGACGTCAAAGTTGGCGACGACAAGGTGATGTCGAAAAAAACCACAAGTATTAAAGACTTTCTCACTTATGGCAGCGAAAAAGAAAACAACTGAAACACTAAACCCTGTACAGCAAATACAGAGCTACCTCCAAGAAAACAAGGAGGATCATTATAATTTTGACGAGACCCCCGAGTACATGGTCTCTAGCGGCAGCTTGCTGCTAGATATCGAAATGTCTGGAGGAATCCGGCCTTCTATTATCCGTGCTTCGGGAGTGGCCGAAGGGGGAAAAACTTCGTGCGCGTTAGCTTTCGCTCGCAATTTCCAAACTACGGTAGATAACTCAATGGCCATTTATATCAAATCAGAAGGCAGACTGTCGGCCGATATGATTGCTCGTTCGGGGGTTGATACTTCACCCGGTAAATGGTTTGTTTATAAAAGTAATATTTTTGAGAGTGTTTTGCAGTTGATGAGAGATTTAATAACAAACAACCCTACCAATTGTAAATATTTTTTTATTATAGATTCTATGGATGCAATGGTTCCGAAAAAGGACATGGATCGTTCTTTTGAAGATGCAGACAAGGTTGCGGGAGGATCTGTTCTTAGCTCCAATTTCCTTAAGAAGATGGCGTTAGGTCTAGCGACTAAAGGGCATATCTGCTTCATGATTTCCCAAGTAAGAAGTAAGGTCAGTGTAAACATGTACGAAAAAACTGACCCGAAACTGACTAATGCTTCCGGGGGGAATGCGTTACTTCATTATTCTGATTGGATTCTAGAATTCCAGCCGCGCTGGGGAAGGGATATGATTCCTCCCAAAGAAAAGAAGCCCGATGGGCACTGGTGCAGAGTAATCTTCCGAAAATCAGCTAATGAAAAGACGGGAATAGAAGTAAGATATCCGATTAAATATGGCCGCACCGGGGGCCGCAGCATTTGGACAGAGTATGAGATTATTGACATGCTTCTCCAATGGGACATGGCAATCGCTAAAGGGGCTTGGATAATGGTTGGGGACGTTCTCGTTAAAGAACTTAAAAAAGAGGGCTTGGAAATGGAAAGTAAACATCAAGGACTGGATAATTTCCGCAAATATCTAGAGGAAAAACATAAAATTCGGGATTACCTTTTTAATAAATTTAAAAAAGCTCTAGAAATTAAATAGTGAAGCTCTATGACATTAGAGGAAAACTTAAATACAAAAGTGTTCATAAATATCGAGCCGATTGGGATAAAGAATGTCGCTCAAACTTTCAATTTGAGGTTAAGCAGTTCTTTAGGCCTTTTTGGGAAAAACACATTTGTTACGAGGAATTTCCCGTTTACGGAACTAGGATGAAGGTGGACTTTATAAACATGACCAAGCGGATTGCTGTTGAGGCCCAAGGTGCTCAGCACGAGTCGTTTAACAAGTTTTTTCATGGTAATTCTCGAGCAAACTACCTAAAATCAATAAAAAGAGATCACCACAAGATGGTTTGGCTTGAAAATAATGGTTTCGAGGTTTTGGAGATAACGGCAGCAGACTTACCGTCACTGTCGTCCAAATACATTTTTGAGAAGTTTTCGGTAAATATATAAAATAGTGTAATGAATTGTATGAAAATAGGAGAAACGCAAAGAATTCCCGATAATATCTTAGACCAGCTAAGTGAGTGGTCATGCGGCGGTTTCATGCTGTTTAATTTTGACGAAGAAGGCAACCCTCAAGTCTATTCAAAAGTAGAAGATGAGAGAAACGCCATGTCTTTGCAATACCTTGTAAGTCACTGGTCTGACGCAATGGAAGGTATGAACGCCAAAAGTTTTAATGAAAATTTAAATAATGTATTTGGAGAAGAACGAGAAGAACGAGAAGAAGAAGAAGGACTAGACGAAAATGAGTGATACAAACATAAACGAATACTATCCCGAGAAAGCCCCTACAGAAGTTCCCGCGTCTTTAGTGGCCGGAGAAGCCCCCGAACTCCCAGCGGAACCATCGACCGAGCAAGCTCCAGAGACGCCCGAGTCAGCCCCCGGCGATGTGCGCGCTGAAGTAATGGATTTAGGTATAGATTTGCCGGACATCCCTCTTCCGGACGACAATCCCTTGGAGGACTCAATTAAAGACGAGTTTAACGACGCCGCCTTTAATTTTGCCATTGTTGGAGTTGGCCAAGGAGGATCAAGGCTTGCTGAGTCTTTTTGGAATTTGGGGTATCGTCGAGTGGGGATTATCAATACCGCTCAACAGGATTTATCTTTAATTAAAATACCCGAAGAAAACAAGCTCCTTATTGGAGAGGGCGGGGCCGGAAAAAACCCGGAAGCGGCAGATGAAGTCTTTAGAACGAGGTACGAAGACATTCTTGATTTTTTAAAAAGGACTTTTGGGACATCTTACGAAAGAGTTTTGGTTTGCGCTGGCGCAGGAGGCGGAACAGGAGCCGGAGGCGTAGCTAGGGTGTTAGATATCTGCCATGACCTTAGTCAGTCCTTAGGGAAAGAGAAAAAAGACACCGACGCAAAAATCGGTTGCATTCTGGCGCTTCCCACGAGGGGAGAAGGAATAAAGGTTCAAGAGAATTCTAAAAAGACAGTTATTAAAACACTAGACCTCCAGAAGGCTGGAGTAGTTTCGCCGTTGATCATTTTGGATAATGAGAAAATCAAGCAGCTCTACCCTAAGCTAAGTGTCAACCAGTTTTGGGGCACTGCAAATAATAGCATTTGTTCTATCTTCCATCTGTTCAATAAGATATCGGCAAAAGAGTCGGCCTACACGACCTTTGACAAAGCAGATCTCGATACAATTTTCTCTTCTGGGTTAATTATGTTTGGAGCAACCCCGGTCAAGGACTATACCGATACCGGGATTTCTTACGCAGTCAGAGACAACTTACGCAAAAACATCTTAGCAGGGGTTGATGCGGCCACAGGAAACGTGGCTGCGTGCGTTATCATCGGCGACAAGGGTTCTCTTGACAATATTCCTCAGTCTAGCTTGGAGCATGGATTTGAGCAATTGAGTCGTATGATGGGATCGGGATCAACTGTTCATCGGGGAATTTATGCAGGAGCAAAGGAAGGCGTAGCTGTATATACGGCAATCGGAGGGCTCCAAGCGCCAGATACCCTTTTCGATTATTTCTTTAAGGTAGACCGAGTATACAAGTGATAAACATTTTCTATTCCAGATAGAATAAATGCCCATATACTCTAATCAGGTCGAGAGTCACGTCCTAAGTGGTCTTCTCAAGCACCCCGAAGTATTGCCAGAGGTAGACTCCTTTGTTAATGCGGCGGATTTCTACAATGATATTCACCAAACGATTTACTGTGTCCTCAGGGAAGCTATCTTAAATGGCGAAAAAACCGACAAGGTACTAGTCGCCACCAAGATAGCTAACTTAGGTATTTCATCAAAAGATGATATTGACATTTACGAGTACATTAACACATTAAGTTATTCATCTGTAGCTCGTGATGGCGTAATCGACTCTTGTAAAGAGCTAGTAAAGCTTCGAATAAGAAGAGAGTTAAGCGAAACCGCTGACCAAATCAAAGAGCACGTAACCAAGTGTTCAAATGAAGATTTAGGTTCTATAATAGCTTCTACCGACGCTATTTACAGTGATAAAATTTCTAGTTATTCGTTTGAAGATGATCCCCAAAACGTTTTTGATGATTTGGAGTTCAAGATAGAAGAAAGAGGAAACAATCCAACTGATGATACAGGACTTGCTACCACCTATGATGAATTCAATCGCCTCTTTGGAGGGTTACGGGACGGTAACATTTACGCGATAGTTTCTAGGCCAGCCCAAGGCAAAACGACATTCATT